GCTGCGCCTTCTTGGCAGCTTCAGCCACCATCTTTTGCTGAGCGAGGATGGTGATGCCGAGGTTGGAGCACTGGTTAGCTAACGCCTCCAGCTCATCCATGTACGCCTGGAATGCCTGATTAGCAGGCTCGACGTAGGACACGTCGCCATCAGGCGGCATGGCCAAAGCCTTGCTGACATCAACCTGCAGCTTGGGTGATTGATCATCCCAGCCCTTGAGGACTAACAAGGGGAACCCAGCCACCTGCAAGGCGTTGAGGTGCTGGGATTGCAGCCTGTAGTGCGCAAGGTTGATGTAACCCACATCTAACAGCGGCGGCTCGCTAATCAGCGCTGCTTTCTTGTCGCTATATGTGAACGCAAGAGGGATCTCCTTCAGGCTTGTGCGACCGGTCTCAACCAGCATCCATTTGGCATCAGATTCTGTCCGCTCGTACACCTTGAAACTGCCGTTTTCCAGCACGCGGATCTGCTCGACGATTTCTTCCCCGAACTCTCCCCGTGGACGTGTGGTGTACTCACGAAGCCGGACCTGTTCAAGTTGTGCGCCGCTCTTCCTCCGGTCTTGCCGCCAGCCGATCACACTCCACGGCTCGATCATGGTGAAGTAAGGCTTCAGGTTGGCAGCACGCTCATCAGCCAGCGTCCTGATACCTGTTGCTTTGGGGAAGTCGACCATGATTCCAGCGTGGCCGTAGCCGATGCTGGTTGCTAACAGCTTGCGGGCAAACTCCTGTAGGTCTGTGCCTTGCCGATCGACGTCTTTGCTCCACTCCTCCCAGTAAGTCTCGTCACCGCCTTCTAGGACGATAGGTTTGCGCATGATCAGCCCGATGGCTGCATCAATCACACGCGCGGTGTAAGGCGTAAACAGAGCCTGATCAACACGACGCTGATAACACTCATCTGTCTCGTTAGGCAGCATCGGGATGTAGTCCCGTGCGATCTGCCTCAGGTACTGGTTGCCTTCGAGTACTGCGCGCATGGTTTGCCATGCAGGCAGCTGAGCGAAATACGCACCAATGGGATGCGACGGATCGTCATCCTGTGCTGTGTTCTTTCTGCCCGTGGCGTACCCGCTAGAGGCTCCGAGCCACCCATCGGCCTTTACTGGTGAAACGGAGTCATACATAGCGATCAGGCTTCAGCCTTGGAGGCACGACGACGGCGAGGCTTGGTGGATTCCTCAACAGATTCAGCAATGGCAGCCTGATGTGGCGACTCAGGCTGTGGCTTGCCGTTCATGTTGCCCCATGGCCCAGGGATCCACAACGCCATAGCTTAAAAAGTGCTCTTTCTATTGTAAGAGCAGCGCCGCTTTAATTCTGTGGACCGCTATCAACTCTCCCACGCCTTCCAAAACGAACAGATCAGACGCAGCATCGTTAACTGCACAAGCCTTGACGAACTGAAGGTGATGTCTCTGAAGCTCTTGGAGATGTGCCAAGCACAGAAGGCAATGATTGGTCAGATGATGCTGCCACCTGGGCATTGAATGGTCGGTCGGGGTTTTGATCTGCCGCACGCAGCCCTGCTTTTCGGCGTCACGCCGTCTTGTATGGCTTCGTGCTGCAATGAGACAGCACGGGTTTCAGGCGCCCCGACCGTAGGTCAATTTATCTGATGCCTCTTCCCATGGCATGAAGTGCAAAGCGGTTCAACACTCCACCATTGGGAGTAGTCCTCGTGGTGATAATGCTGCGCATGTCCATCGCAGTCTGAGCAAAGGAAGAACTCAGGCCGCGGCCATGTGCGTGAACGAGTGACTCTATTTCTGACACGGGCTCTCGCGTTGAGTTTTTGTCGAACCTCTGGCGTTGCATTGGCAATACGTCTGCGCTGTTTTTCTCGCCAACGCTCACGCTCGCGTTCAGCAAACTCAGGATCTGAATGGTATCGAGCTTGCCGCTTCGCTTCATAGGCTTGCTTTTCAGCCCTCCTTGCGATTGTTCTTTGATGGACTCGCATTGGTTTCTCATTGAGCGGAACAGTGCGGTGAGGTCTCCCTCTGGGTCAGCTTAAGGCTTTAGAGGCCAGTCGCTGTAATCAGAGCCCTGACGCATTGAGAGGAGTTCGCGACGACGTTTGGCTAGAGCTTGGACTTGATAATGCGGGAGTGACATGCGGTCGAGCAGTCTGCGGTTGATGCTGAGCAGTTCGTTGGTGATCTGAGTGTCGGTCATGGTGTGCAGTGGCGGGGTAATCATTGCCCATGCAACAGAGGGTGACACAGGCAGCGGCGAAGAGTGACTTGAACATGGTGTGTTGTGCGGTGGGGTTGTAGCGGCGATCAGCCGCGAGCGTTGAACTTGACCAGCTGAGCTGTATAGCTTGCAGGGTTGCTAAGCCCGTATTTTTGGAAGGTCAGGATGCCGCGCTGACCTTTGTCGAGATAGAGGGTGTCATTAGTCCAGCCAACAACAACGCCATCACGAATGATGTTGACCTGACCATAGATGTCTCCTGCGGCACGGTCTTTTGCCCAGATTTCCATCAGCCAATAGCCGCCGCTGCCGATCACATCAGCTGTGCTGCAGGTTTGAGTGCACCAGCGACCGTAGATGCCGCGTGAAACTTCAAACCAGCCTTCGGCTTTGAGCTTGGCTTCAGCAGCTTTGTTTTTTGCCTTGCGCGCAGCCTTTTCAGCTTCCCTTTTTTCAAGGGCTGCCTTGCGTTCTGCTTCTTTTGCGAAACGCTCTGCCTGACGCTTTTCGGCACGCTTGTCGCGAGCTTCGATGCGGTCGCAGGCGGCTTGATTGCCAGCGGTGCATTGTCCGCGTTCGATGGCTGGGATAGAAGCAACAGCGCCAGCTGTAACGAGGAAGAAAGCGCCGAAGCCGAGAAGTCCTTTGGTGACGAGTTTCATTTGAGTGTTGTGCGGTGTGTGAGATCTCTCTCGTTTGATCAGCGGTTGTTCTGTTTCTTGATCTTCTTTTCGTAGAGCGCTTGGGCTTCGAGGTGCCTGCCGTGATTGGTCAGCTCCTTGATGCGCTGGAGGATTTTGCGGGCTTCTTCTTTGTTGTTCATGGTTGGTTGTGCGGTGTGTGGGATCTCTCCCATGCACACAACATAACCCCAGGGTCTACCCCTGTCAAGGGGTGTTACGTCAGTACACACTCCAGCCAGCGTTGCCCGTCTTCCACTGCCTGATACCAGCAAGCCTGAACACGGCATACCCCATGGCATCGCCACTGTGACTCAGGTCATCCATGCCCACACCACCCTTCTCAGGTTTCCCCTTGTCATCAAAAGCGTGCTGCTCCAGTGTCCGTATCAGGTGCTTACAGCCATTCCCTACCCTCAGCTGCCCACGGCTGATCAGCACGTTCACCGCGTTAATCCTGTCCTGAATCAACGGGTTCGACTGCTGGCTGATCACGTGGTGTCCTGCCTTCTTCAGAATTCCCATATCAGATTCTTGGGCCGCGGCCGTAGACCGCTGCTTGCTAGCTGCATCAGGAATCAATGTCAGCAGCCCTTTCTCAAAATGCTCTGGGTACAGCTCCTTCAGCCCAGCTGCGATCTGTTGCGTGTCGCGGTAGACAGCCTCAGCAAAGAAGTGGAATTCATCCCCCCTACGCACACAGTGCTGCGTCACTGAGTTGCCAACGTTGATATCGATTCCTACGAAGATCGTCTCGTCATCCTGGGGCTTGGCGTCGGTGTAGTGCTGCGACCTGTCCCAATCGGGATACAAGCTGCATTGCGCCAGGTTGACGAACTCGCCGTTCAGGTAAGCCGCAATCAGCTGTGGCGGGTAGTTGCGCTCAAGGCTTGGGATGAACTCAGGCGGCAGGTTCGGGTTGTCCTTTGTCCTGACCTTGATCAGCTTCTTGTCAGGACCATCCTGTTCAACAAAGGTGCGATAGCAGTATCTAAAGCCTTCAGGCGTTGATGCGATAGCCAGCTGGTTGAACTCACCAGTACGCATACGAGCCAGAAGCATCTCACCGGCTTTCTGTGCTGTTTCAGTTGGTGAAGTATCCGCCTCATCCCATACAGCTGCAGCGATGTTCTGACCACGAATCCTCTGGTAGTTCTCAGCTGACTGACAGAGAACTGTCACTGCACCTGAGGGCAGGTTGATCGTGTACTCAGGCTGTGGGCTAGCCCTGAACGTGTAGTCAACATTCCAATGAGCTAATGCCCCATCCATTGCAGGGATGAGAACGGTGCGAATCATGGGGAACGTAGGTTCGCAAGCCATGATCACGCTGCCTGGGTTGTCCATACCCAGGAACAGGATCTTTGCTGCTAACGCCCAGGACTTACCCGAGCCGAACCCACCGATATACCCGACGATCCTGTGCTTGTCGTTG